TTATCTTGATGGATGGGGTGGGTTTTTCTTAAAGGGTTTCACCTGCGCTTCCATTTGGTTAAACGCCATCGGCAACTCATGGCTCATGTTTTCCGCGTCAAATTCGCCGATAAACAGCAAATGCTTGCCGCCTGCGCCCGCGCCGTCAAATTCGGGCGCTTCCACCAGTTGCAAGCTGGGATGTTTCTTGCCAAAAAACTCCCACACCGTAATGCCGTGCGCTTCGGTGTAGATTTTGGATGTCAAAAGCGCGTGCAATGTGCTAGCAACCACAAGGCGGTTCGGCGCATGTACCCCTTTGCTTTGCAAACGCACCGCATTCCACAGCGCGTCCAAATCCGCAATGATTTCCGCGCCTGTTGCCTGCGCCCAAGCCTTGCCGCTAGGCAGTGTGGTAACGCCGATATTTGGGTGAGTAGTCATGCCATACAAGCCGTATTCTGCATCACCCACCATTGCCACCTTGTTCAACTTCACTTCAATCGCCCGGCGTGCCGCATCGCCTTTGCGCGTAGGCAAGTTTGTACCCAAGCCAGCCGATGCTTTCAATTCCATAATGTTAAAGCCGTAGGAATCGGCAACGGTTTTCACGCGCACGGTATGTTCCATGCCCAGCACATCAGCGCGTGGCAAATCATCAGCATAATTGGCAACGATTTTTGCCATGCCCACGGTGTCATAGGTTTTGTACACAATCGTTTCTGCCCATTCAGGCGCATCCGAAGCAATCGGAACAAGCCCCAAGCCCAACATCGGCGGACGTTTTTTCTCGTAAACACGAGCCTTCACATAATCCAATTCACGCGCGGCAAACACGCTTTCGTCTTCGCGCATTGCGTTGCCCGTAGATTGCGCAAATTGCGCGATAACGGATTTTTCCGCTTCATCATAGTGCAAATGTTTCTGCATCATCATTTCCTTTCGTTAAGCTGTTGGTGCGTGCAGTTCAACGCAAGCAATCTTGCCACCTGCCACGCTTTTCACATCGCGGATAACCGCATTTTTCAGGCTATCGGCTGCCGTATTGTCCAGCAAGCCCACCGCGTTAAATTTAACCGCCTCGCCTTTGGCAACGGTTTTGCCTGCCGCCACTTTCACCCAGCAAAGCCCGCGCGTCATCACCGAAACACAATCGCCTTGTTTATAAGGGATAAGCGGTGTGTGCGAATGAATCACCACGCCAACGGCTTTTGTGCCTTTGCCCGCTACCGCAGCACCGTTTGCATCCACGCCCACAATCACGCCAGCGGTCAAGCCATCTGCGGCAACCGCATAGCTTTCCACGCGGTCAAAACCGCTGTCTGCCTTCATACCGGCAAACGCCACATCCATTTGGTCGTCATACATAGCCATTATTCAGCCCCTTTCAAACTTGCTTTGTATTGTTCACGCGCTTGCGCCGCCGATGCGTTGCCTGCGCCGTCCTTATCCGCCATATCTTGGCGTTGCCCCGCTAAGGCTTTGGCTTTTGCCTGCTCATCGTGAGATGCCAGCGCCATATCAAACGCAGCGGAAACATAATCATCGGTTTTACCGTCCAACGCGAGCGCATCGCCGCGAATGGCTTTAATCACCGCCACTTTAATCTCGCGCGCGGCGGTGTCCTCCTTAAAGTCCACGCCATGCGTTTGGGCGACTGCTTCCAGTTGCAAACGCTCGCGGGCTTCTTGCAGCGCGTCTTGCTTGATTTGTAGCTGCTTGTCCTGCAAGGCTTTCAAATCAGCTTCTGCGCTGTCGGCGCGGGCTTCGGCTTGGGCAAGTTTGGTTTTGCCCGCCGCCTCATCCTGCTTTAATTGATTAAACGCCTGAATCACTTCGGGCGCGGCATCGTATTCAATGCCGTTGTCTAAACGGATTTTCGTCATCGTTTCGTCCTTATCATCCACGGCTTCGTTGCCGTCCATATTCAACCGCGCATTGCCTGCGCGTCCCTTGCTCACAATCGCTAAGTGGTTGGGGCGGATATTGCGCTGTATCGCATCGTAGCGTTCGCCTTCGGGCGTGATGCCAGCGGTCTCCTCCAGATCCAACTCATAGCCGACTGAAAGTTCTTTGTTGCCCGCGTTAATCGCCGCAGGGTCGTGTATCACAATATCCGCTAGCAAGTTATTGCCGTCTTGCCGCGCTTGCCCCAGCACCGTGCCGATGGTGTGATTTTTGGCATTGCGGCTGGTTACTTTGCCGGGGTGTCCGTTGGTAATCGGAATGCCCTTGTAAGCATTCAGGCTGTCTTGGGCAAACACTTCATCAGGCGGGCGATATTCGCGCCGCTCGCTGCCATCGGGATTGTGATAAATAAAAACGCCCGTTCGCGTGAGAACAGGCGTGTCGTGAATAAAACCATCTTGATTGCGCCGCGCTTTCACTTCGGCGCGGTCATAGCGAGTTACGCTCATAAACAATTCCTTTCAAATCGGCGAAATCGGGGTAAATGCCCTCTGCGCTGCATCGACATTGAATCGGCTCGCTGGGGTGTCCGTCTGATGGCGGATTATCCCAAGCAAACACTTTACCTTCGCGCTCGCGGTGTTCATGGCGCACGCGCTCATCCAGCGAAGTGCGCCAAACGTATTGCGTAACGCCAATGCCGCGTTGCCGCTCCATCGTAAGCTGCCCATTGAGTTTGCCGATTTGGTCGCGGGCAATCAAGCGCGCGCGGCTTTTGGGCAGCGCATAAGTCTCACGGATAAAATCCGCAAGCTGCGAATGGGGCATACCCGCGCGAACCGCCGCCACAATCTTGCCGTGCAGCGTTTCCAAATACTGCGCAGGTATCGATTTAATCAAACGGATATTCTCCGCTTCAAACTGTTTCATCACATCCAACAACCACGGCTCATGCGCGAACACATCCACCGCAAACACCGAGCGCACCACCGCTTGAAACTGCCGCGCGTTAAAACGATTCACTTCGCGCAATAAGCCCAACGCCCCCGCAATCGTTTTTTCAGGCTGCCTAAACACATCGGCAATGCCCACTACCCACCGCCGCAGCCGCTCATACCAACCGCTGCTTTCAGGGATGTCATCCAGCGCGTCTTGGCGCAAATCCAACAAAGGCAGTTGCCGCTCAATTTCCGCCGCAATGCTATCGGCAAAAACCAGCAGCAGCCGCTCATATTCGCGCTCCGTGGCGTGCGGATACAACCAGCGCTTAGGTTTTCGCCGCGTAGTCTTGGGCATCTGCGCCATCGTGTACCTCACGTTTCAAACCAAATTGCTCTCGCTGGGCGAAATAATCCGCCGCCTGCGTCTCGCTTACTGCACCAATAGACACCGCCTGCGCCACCGCATCAACTTCGGTTTTCAGCGTATCTACTGCCAGTTTCGCCATGTCCGCCTGCTCGCGTGCTGTTGGCACATACAACGGCGACCACTTAATGCGCCAGCCATCAGGGATTTTGCCCTTGATGCCGTTTTGCAATACCAACAGCGCAATCAGCCGCTCCAACATATTGCCCACACGCACCCGCTCCGCTTCCACCAATTCATGGAAATTGCGCAAATCGCCTTCACCCGTGGCAGATAGCCCACTCGCCGATTGCCCAAACAACTGCGCCAGCGGAATACCCGTCTCCGCCGAAATCACTTGCTCAAACTTGCCGATGATGTCAGTCAGCCCGCTCACATTCATATCGTTTACGGTGTAGCTATCCTCGCCATCCACCGCCACCGTGTTCAGTACCCCGCGCGAAGCATCCACCGCCTGAATGCGCTGCTGCACCGAATTCTCCATGCCACCATCAATCAAATCAGCCAAGCCCTTCATGGCGTAAACAGGCTGCTGCTTGCGGTCTAAAATCTGCTTGGTGCGCTCGCGCGTGGTTTCCCAATCCAAAATAGCCTTGTAAGCACAGTCAACCGCATTGCCACCTTGCCAATAAATGCGCGTGTCTTTCAGCATTTCAGGCAGCCTGAAACCGTGAATCGGAAACACACGGCTTTCATGTACCACAAACTGCTTTTCGCGCGACGAAATACGGTAAAACTCCGGCTCGCCGAAATTCTTTTGCGTGGCATCGCCATACAGCGCCCCTTCCACCGACACCTGATTGATGCCGAACACCCGCAATTCCACCACTTCCACATCGCGCGACACATCCAACGGCTCGTTCAACCCTTTGCCGTCTGCCACCAACGGAACAACGCACGCGCCGCCAAACAAACGCGCCAGCTTCAACGCATAAGCCGCCGTTTCAAACACATTCAAACGGTCAAGCTCAGATGCCAGCAGATTGTCCGCATCACCCTCAATCTCAAATCCACCTGATAATGCCTTATCAGCGGGCAAATCCACCACGCGGCGAAAAATACCGCCCTGCGCATACAAAAAAGGCGCGGAAACCGAAGTAACCCGCGCCGGCGATTTACCGCCCAACACCGCCTGCAAAAAACCATCCACCCTAAACTGCTTACTCATAATGACAAAGCCTTAAATCGTTTCATCGCGTCCATACTGCCAATCAGCGGCTCAATGGCATAACGCACCGCGTCAATGTAATGGTTATGCTCATCCAACAGCACAGGCAACACATCCCCGCTCAAACGGTCAATCTTGTAGCTATACAGCCGAAACTCCTGCGCCGTGTTCTCGCAACGCGGGTGGATAACCACTTTCTCAAACGACTTGATAAATTCAATACCGTCTTCCACGCTGCCCTTGCCCTTAACGGCACCCACGATGCGAGGCAAACCATGCCGCCGCAAATAACTGATGCTTTCAGGTCGCGCACTATCCGCCCGCACCACATAGCGCCCAATATCAGGCATCGCTGCCTGCAATACCGCCGCAGTGTCGTCCAATTCAATGCCCACGCCGCCTGCTTCACGCTCAATATACAGTTTGTTGTCGTGTATCCAACATTGCACCGCTGCCGTAGGGTCTTGTGAAAAGCCAAAGTCCAAGCCGAAATACGCCCCGTCCCAATTTTCGCCCGGCACAAACTCCGCAATCTCATATTTGCCGCGAAACACCTGCGCGTCCGAAAGCTCGTAATACGCCCCTTCCCAAATCCACGCATAGCGGGCAGGGTCAAGCGTTTGCTGCTGATGCCGCCGCAACTCTTCCAATTCAGGTGGGAAAAACGGATTGTCGCCGTAATTCATCTCCATAATGCACGAACGTGGCGGCGGATTTTTACGAAAACGCCTATCCGTCGCGCTGTTTTCCTGCTTTGGATTCCAAATCACCCAAATTTCCGACTTCGGCGCACGAATGGTCGGCTCCAACACTTCCCACGCCGCTTCCGAGATGTCTTCCGCTTCTTCCACGATGCACACATCAATTTTCGCCAACGACTTCACCGACTGGATATTGTTGCGCAGCCCTTTAAACAGAAACTCCGTACCGTTGCGCCCGCGTATATAGTCCACGCCCACATCGTAAGCCACTTCCAACCACGGTTCGGATGCAATCGCCGCCTTCAACTCCGCGTAAAACGACTCCTTGATGGAATTCTGAAATTCCCGCGTACACAAAAAACGCAGCGGCTCAACAAGGCCCCATATCGCCGCCATCTTGGCAAAGTTAAACGACTTGCCCGACCCACGCCCGCCCCACGACCCGCGAAAACGCAACGCCCCGCGCGGCAGCCTGAAAATCCTTTTGATTTTAGGCGGCAGCTTAACCTGTACTCTCATCATCGCCCACCGCCACCAGTTCAATCACCGTAGGGGTCATGCTGCCGTCCGAACTGGTAATATCCAACTTCATCCCGTTAATCAGCTTCTGCCGCGTCAGCGTCAGCGACTCAATCCGCCCTAACAGCCGCTGGATAATCGGCTCATAATCCTTACGCACAAACGTCTTTTGCTGCACAGGCGGCACATCAGGGTCATCCGTAATCGGCACACCGCCCACTATCGCAGGCGTTTCCACAATACGCTCCAACTCCAGCGCTTCTGCCGCCTGCTCCGCTTCCAGTTTCAAAGCCCGATTCAAACGGATTTTGCACAAACGCAATTCCGCATCAATACTTTCAAGCTCCAACTCCTCCGCCAGCAGCTTTTCATCGTCCGTGTAGTAATTGGAATAAAGCGCGCCCGCTTTGGCTTGGCTGCCTTTGGGCGCGCCTTTATTTGTCCCGCCGTGCATTCGGCACCTGCCATTAGGCATCGCTTTGGAACGGCAAGGCTCGCCCGAACGGGTCTTTGCCCCACAAAGTTTAGCCATTCAAACACCTATTGCATGGGATTATGTTTCAAATCAAGACCCGGAGCGGCGACTTTGGTTCGCATTCGCCTTTCCACGCCCGCCACCACGTTTCACATTGTAAATATGCGGCTTACCCGCAACAGGGACTTTACGCATAACGCGCTCCTCTCAAAAAACCTATCGGCATACAAAAAAAGCCGCAGATATACCCATCGGCGGCCATCCAAAAACCAACAAAAAAACCGCCCAAACTACGGGCGGCAATCATCACAGCTTAATCATCAGCATCAACAAACGATGCCCAAACCTTATCAATCCTCGGCTCATCCACATAAGGCACAACATCATCAGGCAACTCAATACCCATCATCTTAGCAATTTTCACTCCATCCAAATACTTATCGCCAAACTTACGCCAACCAATCTCGCGCAGAAACGCCTCCGATTGCGCGCGGCTCTGAAAGCAAACGCAAAACCAATGCTCGCTATCGGTCGCATCCACCTTACGCCTATTCTCCGCTTTCAGGCGGTCGCGGAACCCCTTTTTAACCGCATCCAAATCAGCCTTGCTATCCACTTCTGCATCGCCAGTTAATTCAGGCATCTGCACCAGCGGCTTCTGCTTGCGCTTCCACTGGTTCACTTTGGCTTTCGCCTCCGCCTTTTTATCAGCAATTTGCTGTTTTAAATCATCAGTGTTTGCCATTTGCGCACTCCCATCTAAAAATCTCCAAATCCGCCATCGGGATTAGCTCCAAAATCCGCTGATAGTCCCGCGGATAATGCTTTTTAATCGGCAGCAAAAAGCGCAAGTCCAAACCATCAAACGAGCGCCCAAACACCTTGTAATCACTCCCAAGCTGCACATTATGCTTTTTAAAGCACGCTACCAAGTCCGCCTTTTTCCAGTCCCAAATCGGATGATATTTAAGCAGATTGTAAGAGATGCTCCCATGCGACTGTATCGCAATACGGCGCATCGGACTATCCGCCGCCCGCACACCATCGGCAACCAAAGTATCCTTCGGCAAGCCGAACTTGCCCACCATCGCAGCTTGGATGTCGGTATAGTCAAAATCAGGCAATCCTGCATCCTCAATCACCGCACAATTCTGCGGCGGTTGGCACATAAAGCTATTGAGCCAACGATACAGCGACGGATGCGGCAGTTGAGTGATTTTAAAACCAAACTGCCGCTCATACATATCCAACTGCGCATCCACAAACTCCAAGCCCGGGACCAGATACAAATAATAAGGGATAACCTCATCAAAATGCTCGCGAATAGCCAGATAAGCCGCCACCGCATCCTTGCCGCCGCTAAACGCCAGCAAAGTCTTGCGCTGCATCTTGGCAACCTGCTTGATAGTCTCAATGCCCGATAATGCCGCCATAGCACCTCCAAAATGTGTTAATATGCCTAGCATTATATAGATATATTATCCATTATGCAAGACCACAAAACAACATTAGACAACCTGCTCGCGCAAACCAACCTCACACGCGCCGAGCTAGCCCGCATCTTCCAAATCGCCCCGCGTAACATCAGCCGTTGGAATACCCACGGCATTCCCCAATACGCCATCGCCTACCTGCAACTCAAAGCCGAAAACATCAAACTCCAAGAGCAAATCCAAGCGTACAAAGTCATCATCAAGGCATGAAAAAACCACCCTCCAAGGTGGCTTCATAAATCAAGCAACGGCAAACTGAAACGACAACGCCTGCCCCAGTTGCGCATTAATATTCACCAGCGCGTCCAATGAAAATTTATCAATGCGCCCGTTCAATAAATCGTTAATGCGCGGCTGCGTCAAACCGCAACGGCTCGCCGCCTGCTTCTGCGTCCAGCCGTTTTGCTTGATGATGTCCGAAATGTGCATCATCAAATCCGCGCGCAATTTCAAATTCGCCGCTTCAATTGGCGTGTCGCACAAAGCATCAAAAGCGGAAGTGTAAGTTTTATCCATGATTTAACTCCTGTATCAAGGCAAGATAGCGTCTTTTGGCAACATCCAAATCAGGCTTGGCGGTGCGCTGCGTTTTCTTTTGAAACGCATGCAGCACATACACCGCATCGCCAAATTTTGCGACATACATCACGCGGTAAATGCCCGTTTCGTCTTTTAAGCGGATTTCCACCACGCCGCTGCCTACCGTTGTCATAATTTTAAAATCATTCGGCATCTCGCCGCATTGGACACGGTGCAACTGATACCCGGCCGCCTGCTTCATGCCGTCAGGAAAATCGCGTATGCAATCCAAAGAATCGCCAAGAAAAGTTAGTGTTTTCATGGAATGAATTATATCAAAACCGATATAATTCTGCAACTAAAAAAGGAGAAAGCCGCCTAAACGCAACTTTCTCCGAAATATAGCAAAATTATACTTAAAAACTCACACCTAATCAATGATTTTTCGCTCTTTAAAGCACGTTTGCAGCTTAAATCTCGCTTCCTGTTCCCAAGCCGCCAAATGCTTGCGAATACGGTCCCGCTTGCGCTGAAACGTCATATCGTGCAAACCGTATTTATCCATAATCGCCACCCGCTTAGGCATCTCGCTGTAAATATGGCGCAACATATCCGCTGCCAGATACACATCATCGCAAATCTTTTCCGCCACCAGCACGCCCGCGATAATCAGCAAACCGTCCAGCTTGCCATATTGACACTCCACCACCGCCACCAGCAAGGGGCTGTCAAGGCAGCCTGAAACCTGCGAGCGTATCATCGCCGCGTTAGCGTGCCATTCCGCCTGCGTTAAACCGCTTTTGCTAATACCTGCGCCTTTGCTTTCCAACCACAGGCAGATTTGCGCCGTGTTGCCCATCGGTTCAATCCGCAATGCGCCGAAACGGTAAATGTCATACAAACACTCATCCAAATTACGATACATTTTTCAGGCTGCCTTTCCATCTTGCCAAATACTCATCTGCCATTGCCTCAAACCAAGCCGCTGCATCCTCGGCAATAATCCCATTTGCCGCCAACACATAAGCCTCGCCATGTTGATGCTGCATCGCGTGTTCCGCGTGCGTGAGCGGCACGCCCGAAAACAACGGCTTGATGCCCACGCCGCTGCCGCGCGACACACGGCGCACATGGGCAAACTCGCATCGCCCTTCGCCATCCTGCCACTCCGAAAAGCAGCCTGAAATACAACTTGGCTGCCGCCGCACCCATGCCTGAAAATCTTTATCAGTATTCAAAAATCACTCCTTGCTCTGCTGCCCATGCTTCAATCCGCGTTTGGTAATCCGCCATCTGTTGCGTGTTCAGCTTGGTTGTTGATAATCCGATTTTTTGGATTTCGCCGCTGGGCAACACCCGCTCATCGCAGCCGATAAATTGCTGCTTAAAATATTCATGCCACATCGCCGCTTCATATCGCCGCCCATCCAGCCAAACCTGCTCGGCAATTTGGTTATACAAGCTCCACAAGCGGCGGTTTTGCTCATAGCTGCGCTTGGCTTTATACGGGCGGATAACCACTTCCAAATCGCCATGCGCCGCCAGTAGCTCGGGAACAATGTTTTTGTACAAGTTTTCAAACAAAGGGCGTTGGTTGGACACTTGTAGGCGGAATTTGCGTTCATTCATGTTTATTTTGACAGCGTATGTGCTATCATGCTCCTATGAAAATCGTTATAGACACCAATATCCTAGTGGGCGCGTGCATGGGTTCGCGCGGTTCAAATCGGCTGATTGCCGCTTGCTTGCAACAACGGTTTACCCCGCTGGTTGGCTCTGCCCTGTTGGCGGAATACGAAGACGTGATTGCGCGGGAAAATGTGTTTTCAGGCTGCCCTTTAAACCTTGCCGAGCGCAACCAAGTGCTCAATGCGCTGCTTTCCGTTGCCCAATGGACACGCATTTACTACCTTTGGCGACCGAATTTGCGCGACGAAGGCGACAACCATGTAATAGAACTTGCCGTAGCAGGGCGCGCGCAATACATCGCCACCCGCAACCTAAAAGATTTTGCACGCAGCCAACTACTCTTTCCCGAAATCAAAATCTGCACCCCTGAAACCCTATTGGAGGAAATATGACTACCGTAACCCTACGCATTCCCGATGAAAAACACAGCCGCCTGCGCCTGTTAGCCGAATCGCGCGGCATGAGCGTAAACAAGCTGATGGACGAAGCCGCTACCGTGATGCTGGCGGAATTTGATGCCGAAAACCGCTTTAAAACCCGCGCCGCTTTGGGCGATATTCCCACCGCGCTTGCCCTGCTGGATAAAGCCCTAGCCTGAAAGCAGCTCAATCTCCACCCGCGCTGCCGCCTTGTTCTGCGCCTTGGTTTTTTTAAGATGTATTTCGTCAAACAGCGCATCATCCACGCCGATGGCTTGCGCCATGCCGTCCAATGCAGGCTTCATGGCGGCGAGTAGGTTGTCCAAATCACGCTTACGGTTGTCAGGCGTGTAGAACGTGATTTTTAAACCGCCGCCTGTGTATTTCAGGCTGCCTGAAAGCAAATAGGCTTCTTGGCGGGCTTTGGCTTTGGCTTGCTGCGTGGTTGCCCAATGGTGCCCGTGTTTGCGGTTGGGCATTAGGACGGGGTTAGGGTAAGGAAGGATGATTTTGTTCTGTTTCATTTTTGTTTTTCCTGCGCCGTGTTCAGTATTTAAATAATCCTTAAATACTGCTTTCAGGCTGCCATTTTTCAATCTGCCAGTTTCCCGATTTCAAATCGGGAAATTCCAACCGTGGTCATCATGCCCACAGTTCACAAACCCTTTGCAACAATCCCAAAACCGCCTATCCAACAAATCCCCCACTTCGCAATCCAACCAATCCGCCAATGCCTGCACCGTCCCCCATTTGGGCAGCCGCTCGCCGTTTAACCAATCCTGCACCGCGATGACGCTCACCAGCACTTGCGAATTGCTGCGCTGCCACGCGCTTAACACGTCGCTCGCTGCGGCATAAATCTTTGTAGCGTTGGGGTTGGCGATTAAGCCCTTTTCGCCCAGCAAGGCGCGAAACCGCCACATAAAATCGTCCTGCGCCGCGCGTTGGCGATACATAGCATTTAGTCCCATCCCAACTTCTCCACATACGCCCGCCGCTTGGCGACAACTTCGCCATCGGCAGCCTGAAAACGCCCATTGCTGCATTCGCTGTGACACGGGATAAACCGCCACGCTTCCCCCTTTTTGCACACCACCGATGCCGATTTCCAGCCCCAGTAATCCGCTGCGGCGCGAAAGTCGGCGTGTTGGCAGTTGAGACAAGTTTCAGATGTCATAAACACTCTCCCTTTGTGCCTGTTCATCCAAATTCTGCGGTGCAGCCAGCGGGTCAAAATCGTTGGTAAATTTCTGATACTCGCCGCGAAAGCCGATGTGCAGCGTGCCACGCATCCCGTCGCGGTTTTTCGCCAAAATCAATTCCGCTTTGGTGGGGTTTTCGCTGTTGTCGTAGTAAGCGGGGCGATAAGGAAAAATCACCAGATTGGCGTTTTGCTCAATGCCGCCGCTGCCGCGAATATCCGACATGGTGGGGCGCGTTTCCAACGCTTTCTCTTTGCCACGGTTCAACTGCGCCACGGCAATCACATGGATGTCTAACTCAATGGCCAGCCGTTTCAGTTTCGCCGTGATTTCGTCCAACTCGCGCACTTCGTTGCGCACGTCTTGCAAGGGCATTAAGTGGATGTGGTCCACCACCAGCAAATCCAAACCGTGCTGCTGTTTTTGGATGCGGCACTCGGCGACCAGTTCGTCGATGTTCAGGCTTTCGCTGTCCACGCTTAAATTCCAGCCTGAAAGCTCGTTGATGTAGTCGTTCAGCAAATCCACTTCGCCTGCCGTCATCCGCCCGCGCCGCGCGTTGCCGTAATCCACTTCCTTATCCGCCGCGCAGCCGCGAATCGCCAAATCCTTTGCTCCCATCTCGTAGCTTTGGATGCGCACCGCCAAGCCCTTCTTGGCGTTGTGGCGGGCGATGTTTTCGGCAAGAATGGATTTACCCATGCTGGGTCGCCCACCAATCACGCTCAAATCGCCGCGCCGCAAGCCCTGTGTGGTGGCATCCAAGGCTTTCAAACCTGTGGAAAAGCCCAGCATCGCGCCGTTGGGCATCTGCATAATCTGGTCGTAGTAGGCGATGAGGTCTTGCACAATCTCGCCCGCAAATTTCACTTTGCTTGCCCCTTGCGTCGCCCGCGATGCTTGGGCAACCAGTTCAACCGCCTTGGCTTGCATCTCGGGCAACGTCAAATCATCGTTTCGCATCTCGGCGATTTGTTGCCCTGCGCCCAGCAGTTCGCGCATACCGTAGCGGTCGCGCACAATCTGCGCATAGCGGGCAATGTTGGCAGCCGACGGCGTGTGTTGCGCAAGGGTGACCAGGTAATCCATGCCGCCCACGGTCTCCAATGCGCCGCGCTGTTCCAGCTTCTCGCCCACGGTAACGATGTCGGCAGGCTCATGGTTCGCCAGCATCGCCGATAGCGTGTCAAACAAGATTTTGTGTTGGTGGTTGGCAAACATCTCGGCTTTCAGGCTGCCTATCTTGGCAAAGGCGGCGTTTTCCAGCAGCAAACCGCCTAACAGCGATTGTTCCGCTTCCATGCTGGCAAAATTCATTTCGGTCTCCATTCCAAAATTCGCAAGAAATTATCGGGCTTCAAAATCCAATCCAAATCCGCCCGCCAGCCCCTATCGTTTTCGCCCAACCAATGCGGGTTAAGCGCGACCTTGGCAAAGAATTTGGCAAACCATGCCAAGCCCGAAGCCGTGTCGGTAAAGCGCACCTTGCCGCTGGGGTCTTTGCTGTTCAGCATCTCTTTCCAACGCCCCGCAATCACGCGCTTACGCTTGTCGTTCAGCAATTGCGCATTGGGCAACCTGCCGCCCAAAACTTCGTTGTAGGTCTGCAAGACTTGCTGCACGGGGACTGGGGCTATCGCCTTTCTCTTCGGGCTGCCAGAGTGTGCCGCTGCGTTGTTCGCACTTTCAGCAAGGCTTGCAGGGTTAAGGGGTTTGTTTGTATTGTCTGCAAGATTTTCAAATTCCAAATCGCCGCTCCCCGTTGTCGCGTTAGCGGCAACAAGCGCGTCAGCGCAATCGGAGTTTTGGGGATAATGGGGAATATCTGACGGTTCTATATGACGGTTCTTCTTATAAGGAAGGTTCAGATTTTGGACATTCGGGGGTTCAGAATTTGAATGTTCAGAATTTGAATGTTCAGAATTTGAATGTTCAGAATTTGAATGTTCAGAATTTGAATGTTCAGAAGTAGCAGTAGCCAACTTTTCTCCACTCACTAAGCGGTTCAAAAGTTCCACGTTAATTTGATATAAATCAGATTTTCGCTTGTTAGAATTTTGGCGGCGATAACGTGAAATTAAGCCATGCATTTCCAACCACGCTAGATGATTGCCTACTGTTGTTTTACCCATTCCTGTCTTGCGTATAATCGTTGCTTGGCTGGGGTAGCACGTTCCTTCATCATTGCAAGCATCAGCCAAAATCAACAGCACAAAACGCTGTCCAGTAGGCAAGCCGCTTTCAGTTACCTTGTCAATTAGCTTGATACTCATCGCTCACATCCTTTACTACCTGTTTCCATCTCTCAAACACCGCCTGTGCGCGGCGCACATCTTCCGTTTGCATCATTGCCAAAACCATCATTTGCAGCGCATATAACGCCCTATCGCGTTCAATTAACCATTGCTTGTTCATGCTGCCGCCCTTTGCTAAACCGTTTCAAAAAATACTGCTGTCCTTTGCCGGTAACCCGTGTTGTGAAGCTAATCCTGTCGCCATCAGGCAAGGCAATCACGCTCTCCTTAACCCAAAACAAGCCCAAATCCATTGCCCTTTGCGTGGGCATATTCTGCAAGGTCAAAAAGCCGTTTTCGCGCAGGTAGGCAAACAAGCGTTTCTCGCCCATATCCATGCCGTTTTGCTTCAACACCTTTGCTAAATCGCGGATTAAGATTGTGTCGTTGGCATTGCCCACCGCATCCGCAAAAGCAACTTTGGGCGCGTTAGCTTCTTTCTCCGCCAGCAATGCCGCTTTCTCATCTGCCAAGTCCGCAGCCAAACGTAAGGCTTCGCTAAACGTTTGCGGTAGGCTGCCTGAAAGCCGTTTCTCGCAGTCAATAAAATACTGCCGCGCCTGTTTGCCTTTGGCGTTGCGCTCTACCATTGAGAGTTCTTTTGCCATGTCTAGCGACAAAAAGTAGTCAATGCGCGGTCTGCCTTGGGTTTTTGATAAATTTGTCAAAAAGTCCACGCCGTCTAAAAAGCCGTAATCTTCAATGCGATTTTTTATCCAGTTTGAAAATTCCTGTTTGCTTTCCAAAAACGCATGAAGCTCACGCGCGTTTACCGTTTGTTGCGCCTGCCCTGCTACGGGGCGATTGACGAGTACAAATAATTCGGTCATAATCAAATCTCCGTTTATCAAATATGTAAGTAATTCAGTCATTGCCCACGTTTGCCGCGTGGGCTTTTTCTTTGCGGGTTAATCCTGACCAACCAATTCCGGCCATATCTCCGCCCAATCATTAGGGCGCAGGTCGCGGCGCGTTACTGCGCCTTGCGTCAATTCCTCAATCTGCACGCAGCGTTTGACAGGGATAGGACGTTTTTTCGCAATCCACGCTTGAAGCGTTGGTTGGCGAACACCCAACAACGTTGCCATTTCTTGTTGCGTTTTATCGGTTAAATACTCTTTTAGTCGTTCCATTTTGGCATCTCTATAAACAATGCCTATATTTTAGCTGAAAAAAATAGCCCATTCAATAGCTATTGACTGTTTAGCTTGCATTGGGAATAAAATATAGCCTTTGGCTATATTAACGATGGAGATTTTAAAATGTACACAGGAGAAAAATTAGGCGACGCGATTAAAGCGGCAATGAAATTAAAAGGCGTTACACAATTAGAAGTTGCAGAGAAGTTTGGGGTAAAGCAGCCATCTGTTGCAGGTTGGATAAAAAACGGCAGAATAGGTAAGAAACATATTGATGATTTAATTGAGTATTTTTCCGATGTTGTTCCCCCGTCCCATTTTGGGATTGAAAATATGGTTACCATTCCAGAACTTTATGCAGGTTACCGCACCGATGAAGGCAACTACACACTCAACCCCAGTAACACCCAAGACAAAATACTGATAGAACAACTAGACATCACAGGCGCGCAAGGCAACGGCGAGCCTGCCCTTTACGACTATCCCGACTTGCTTAACATCATCGGTTTTTCCTACGAGCAAGGCTATAAACTATTTGGGCGGCGCGATACCAGCAAAATTAAACTGGTAAGCACCGTGGGCGACAGCATGAGCCCCACCATCCCCAGCGGCGCAACCATCTTTCTAGACATCAGCGAGCAACGCTTTATGGGCGATGCCATCTATTTTTTCTATTACCGTGGCGACCTATATCTCAAACGCCTGCAAAAACTCCCCAATGGGCTATTTGCCAAATCTGACAACAAACAATACGACCCATTCTGCATTGAGCCAGAATACGAACATGAATTTAATATTCTCGGACGCTACACAGGGATTATTCACATAGAAGTAACAGGATAGCGGCGAAGAAATCCGCATCATTGGGCGCGTGTTTTGGTGGAGCGTGCTGGATTAACATTTGGAGAATAAAAAATCATGACACCGAGCGAAGCGCAAGCCATTATTGCCATACCAAAAGAAACTGCCAGCCCCATGCAATGGCAGCAAAAACCAGCCAAATTTATTCCATCATTTGTGCAATATGCCAGCGTATTAAAAATTCACAACGAAGTGCGCGAAGATTTGTATTTCCGCGCCCTATATCGCGCATCTCATTACGAAGAAAAATACGGCGCAATCCTATGGCAAGACGAAAGCATCGCCGTAGGGCTGTTTGCAGGAAACAATCGCATAGCAGCCATAGATTACGACAACAACAAACCACACCGAAATCAAAAAGGCGAGAATCTGCCCTATTTCGGCAAAACGCTGATAGGCTTGCATCGCCATATTTGGACAGCAGACGGCTATGGTTATGCCGAGCCGTTAGAATTGACGGAGCGCAGTTTAGAAACCATAATTACCCTATTCGCGCAGGAAAACCACCTTACCATACAAGGCGGCTATATTCATCCATTTGCTCAACAACTGGACTTATTCACATGATGATTTCCGACCATTTACAAACACTCACCACATGGCAAGTTATCCAAGCAGGGGAAAACGCCGTGCGGATTGCTTCGCCTTTTACCTACGGCGATGATGGCGCGTGCATCACATTTTCTATATTCCAACCCAGCCCCAACAGTTTCTTTTTGTCCGATGATGGTGCAAGCATCATGCAAGCAGCCATATTTGGCACAGAAATGGACAAAAAAAAGCTACTATCGCTCAACCAAACAGCAGGCGTACACTACGCACAATTTGCCGAAAATGGCGAAATCCAAGCATCAGGAAGCTGGCAAGTATTGCAATTTGCCCTATTTGATGCAGCAAAACTTGCCCTAGCCCTATCATTTCGCCTGCCTAAATGGCTGCCTAAATTCAACCAAATGCGCTTTCGCAGCCTAGTGGAAAGCACCCTACGCCGCGACATTCCCGCCCAAAACATTGTTAAAGACTACAAAACAACAGGCATCAGTGGGCATCAACTCGTTTTCCCTTTTGCACTAACCACCCCCGAGCGCAACGTATTGATTGAACCCATCGCTCTAAAAGACGGCAAAATAGATTGGGCAAGCGTTTATCAAGCACACGGCAAATTCAGCGACCTGAAACGCCTAGACACCCACAATAAACGCCTAGCCATTCTTGAAGGAGACGAAACCAGTGAATACGGCGCAGCTGCCACCGTATTAGGTGATTCATGCCACGTTCGCACGCTCAACACCACAGAAAGCTGGCAACTGCAACGCATCATTCATTAACCGCCCCATTCGGGCGGTTTTTTTGCATCAACCATCAGTCAATAAATCATTAACCATCAACAAAACCAAATCAACCAAGAAAACCAAAACCGCAAGCAAAGTTTGCGGTTTTTTTGCGACTTGTGAAAACTTTGTTTTGTTTAAAAACAAGGAGATATTAAATTATCGCCAAAATTATAATCATTGCCTATTGATTATTTATAGGCAATGATTATAATACGTCCATCGCAACAAAACACAGGAAGCAAAAAGATGACACTAGCCGAAGCCCTAGCCAAGATTGAGCAGCACAAAGAGCAACTCAAACAGCCTAAGCAAGATTATCAACCCCAGCCCAAACAAACCCGCAACCAAGCCCGCGCCCAATACAACTTTATGCGCAGCATGCCCTAAGGAGAACGAAATGAAACCTCAAACCGCCAAACAACAACTTGCCAACGCCATCCGCCGCATGAAAGCCAAAGGCGAGAGCGAAAGCCAAAAAAAGCTGCTCAAAGACGTTAAAGCCCACATCAGAAACAAGTTTAAAGAATCGGTGGACTATCAAATTATCAAACAAGGCAAAAGCCGCGCAGCAGCCGAAGCCAAAGCCCTAGAAACCGCCCTATTCCGAGTAGAAAGCTGGATGGGCTACTAACCCAAGCGGGGGCGCAAGCCCCCAAGGAGAACAAAATGCACGCCGCCCCAAACAACGCCCTATACAACAACCAATTAAGCCAAGCCATCCAACAAGTAGATGCCGACCTATCCAGCGGCGATGAGCAACTATGCGACTGGACGCAGGCCTTGCCCGATGATGAAGCCGCCGATATTTTGGTTGAATACACCCCCAACAACGAACTCAACAGCTTGCTGGGCTACATCGCCCGCTACCTCAACGGCGACGAGCAAGACATTAGCCTGCGCGAGCTAACCGACCGATGCATCACCGCGCAAACCACGACAGAAATCCAAACCCAGCAAGACGAACAACAAAAGCAAAACGCATGGCACAAAATGGTGCGGCACTACCACGCCGCCATCAACGACCGCGATTATTAACCCCTTAGGGCAGCCTGAAACACATTTTTTCAACGGTTAGGATATTCCCCGTTTCAGGCAGCCCATCCAGCCCAGCAACCCATGAAATACTTTTACCCCCAACAGGAAACCCCCATGAAAACCCGCATCACCGCAGCCCTAATTTTCGGCTTTGTCTTAGGCGCATTCAGCGCCGCCCAAGCCACCAAACCCGAAACACAACCCAAACCGCAGCCCGTCATCAAAACCTACGACTGCGACACGCTGGGCGACATCCCGAGCGACTTGTACTTTGAGCCATCCGCCGCCCATCCCATCCAACGCCTGCGCGACCAATGCGAGCAGCAACGCAATGCACTTATGCTGCAAAAAACATGGGACAAAGACCCCACCGCAGGCGTGGTTTTGGAAGAAACGGAGTAAAAAAATGGATTTTTACATTAAGGTAATACGCTACCTAACACTTGGCGGCGAAAAAGGGAAAAAATTTATTTTTGTTGTGAATGATGAAGAAAAATTTGAAGAAAGTTTCTCAAACAAAGAAATAGACGAGCTCAATATTGATAACCCACATCAAATGTTAGCAGGCGATTGGGTAAATGCAATCAATTCAAAAAATTGGTTTTTGTCAAAAGAAGATAAGGCATTTTTGGCTTTTTTGGACGAAAACGAAGAAAAAATAAACGATGCTATTGCCAGAGCGAATATATCCAAGTTGCAGCGCGAACTTAAATCTTGGGAGAGGTATCTATTGGGGCAAGACCATGAATAGCTGGACACGCCTACTTACCCCAACCGAGCTAGAAAAAACCTTCAAACCAGTGGGCAACAAAGTGCCCCACTACAAAAAAACCGTAGAAATCCGCGCCCCCAACGGCGAAATCCAACGCTTTGACAGCGCCATGCAAGCAGCGAAAAACACAGGCATCAACCACACCACCATCGCCAAACGCTGCCGCACCCACCACACCGACAAACAAGGCAACCAATACCGCTACATCTAGGAGCAAACCATGAACAATTTTCTAACCCAACGCAAAAAAGGCATCGGCGGCAGCGACATCGCCGCCATTATCGGCGTATCCCAATTCAAAACCGCCCTAGATGTGTACCTATCCAAAACCACCGAACAGCCCGAACAGCAAGGCGAACATCTGTATTGGGGGCACGCCCTAGAAAACCCCATCATCGACCGCTTTATCCGAGACACAGGCGCAAACGTCATCAGGCAGCCTGAAATGCGCCGACACCCGCAGCACCAATGGGCAATCGCCAACGCCGACGCGCTCATTATGAACGGCGACACCATAGAAGCCATCCTAGAAATCAAAACCAGCAGCGCATTCAAAAGCCGCGAATGGGGCGCAGACGACACCGACGAAGTACCGATTGAATACATCGCCCAAGTCCAATGGTATATGTGGATTTACAACCTGCAAGAAGCCTACATCGCCGCACTGATTGGCGGCAATCAATACCGCCAATACCACATCACACGCGATGACGAACTGATTGCCATGCTCGCCGAAAAAGCCCAAGCCTTTTGGCAAAACCACGTTATCCCCCGCATACCACCCCAACCACAAAACGGCGAAGACGCGCAAAAGCTGTATCAACACGACAACGGCGACGCCGCCCAAGCCGACAGCGACACCCTAACCGCCTACGCCGAGCTAAAAGAACTCAAAGCGCAGGAAAAAGAGTTAAAAGCCCAAATTGCCGAGCGCGAAGACCTGCTCAAAATCAAAATCGGCAGCTATTCCGCCATGCAAGCAGGAGGCAACACCCTGTTCACATGGAAAGCCCAAAGCAGCAGCCGCTTTGACAGCAGCGCATTCAAGAATGCCCACCCCGATTTATACCAGCAATACACAAAAATCAGTGAAACCCGCGTATTGCGCCTGAAATAAAAAAGCCCGAAACCGAAGTTTCAGGCTGCCTAACCTAACGGAACATATTTAACTGCGCATCGCGCCAAGAACACATCGGCAAACCCAAGCTATCAGCCAACTGCCTTGCCGCGATATATCCATCCTGAAAGCGGTCATGCGTTTTACACACCAATTCAGGCTTCAAAGAATAAACCGCCGTTTGAGTTTCCTTGGCATAAGCCAGCATAAAGGGCAAATGGCGCAGCAACGAAGCCACCAAACGCAACACATCATCAGGCAACGCGCCCACAGTTAAACGATGCACATACTCCACCGCAGCAGGCAACAAATCCACAGGGATTTCCTCGATTGCCGCCACGCCGAAACGCTGATGCACCATTTTGTAAGCGGTTGAATAATCAATGCCGCGCGCGCCCACAAGGGCAGATACAGCTTGACGCAACGGCGTGCGCTGGTCGGTGGTGGTTTGAGATTTCAGGCTGCCTTGCTCCTGAACAGCAAGGAAAGTGCGGATAACCTGTAAAGAGAATGATGGGCTAATCCACATACCATAATGGATAACCAGTTCTTTGCAAACGAAAGTGCCAAGTCCTTGTTTTGAAAGGATAGCAGGATTTCCTGCTTTCTCAACTTCTTTAATCAATTCAATAGTTTGTTGATTTGAAGTCCAAAGGCTAGGTTTATGGCGATTTTCGCCACCAGCAGCGCGATGTAAATCGTTAAGAGAATACAGACCGTTATGTTGGCGGATTGAAACATTAGAGATTTGAATTAAGTTCATTTTGAACCTCACTAGATTTAAGAGTTTAGGAAATGCCCAAATTGGGCGGGGGTGTCCTACGTTCTAGTGAAACGCCGAGCCCTTGCGGGTACTCGCACCCCCAAAACAAGTTTTGAAAAACACGCCACAAGTCAGAAAGGCGCGTTTTGGGGAATGATGTGCAAATTGTGGGTAACACTAGAAGTAGGAACGCACATCATACCCCACCCCTTAACCTTTATCAACAGGAGACCCACCATGTCCACCCAAGCACTAAAAAACGCCATCACCCCCGCAAAAGCCAAACCGCTTTCCGAGCGCACCATCGCCGACCTGATGAGCGATGCCAAAATCAAAGCGCAAATGGCATTGGCCCTACCCAAACACATGACCGCCGACCGCCTGGCCCGCATCGCCACCACCGAAATGCGCCGCGTGCCCGCCTTGGCAAATTGCAGCCCCGAAAGTTTCCTAGGCGCAATCATGCAATGCGCCCAACTCGGCATAGAACCCAGCAACAGCCTAGGGCACGCCTACCTCATCCCCTTTGGCAACGGCAAAGACAAACAAGGACGCGCCAACGTGCAACTCATCATCGGCTATCGCGGCATGATAGACCTTGCCCGCCGCAGCGGACAAATCGTCAGCCTATCCGCCCGCGCCGTATATGAAAACGACGAGTTCAGCTACGAATACGGCTTGCATGAAGATTTAACCCACAAGCCCAGCGAAGACGGCAACACAGGCAGCCTAACCCACGTTTACGCCGTCGCCCGCCTGAAAGACGGCGGCATCCAGTTTGAAGTCATGAGCCGCGCCCAAGTAGATGCCATCCGCGCCCAAAGCAAAGCAGGCAACAGCGGACCGTGGCAAACGCACTACGAAGAAATGGCGAAAAAAACCGTTATCCGCCGTTTATTTAAATACCTGCCTGTATCGATTGAAATCCAAAAAGCCGTCGGGCTGGACGAACAAGCCGAAGCAGGCATAGACCAACAAAACGCCGCCTTTGCTTATGGCGAAATCATTGAAGCCGATTACAACGTCGTGCCGGCGGAGCCTGAAGCGCAGCCTGAAAAACCCACGCTAAACGAAGCCGAATTCAACGCCATCGCCGAACAAGTCAAAACAGGCGATGCCGAATACGACCAAATCATCGCCCAATATGATTTGACCGCCGAGCAAAAAGATTTGCTGGATAAATTGTAATGCCTGAAAGGCAGCCTGAAATCCGAAGCATAGGAACCCCGCAATGACCGTTATCACTGTTAAAGACCAAAGCCCCACCGAGCAAATCCTAAGCAGCCTGAAAACATGGCAGCGCGACGCCAAAAAATTCAAGCAGACCGCCCTGTACGACCTGTTGGTTGAAACCGCCGCCCACATCAAAAAGCAGGAAAAAGCCCTAAATGACGAAGGCAAAAAAGTGTTTGAAGAATTTACCCGCACCCCCGCCGACGCCGCCTTTTCCAACTACATCCGCGCCCGCGCAGGCTACCGGTGCGAGCGCTGCGGCAAACAGTACAAAGCCAAAAGCACCGGCCTGCAATGCAGCCACCACTTTTCCCGCCGCCACTACAACATCCGCTTCGACCCCGACAACGCCGCCGCCCTGTGCCACCACTGCCACAACTACTGGTATTCCAAAGACGTCCCCGAAGCCGCCCGCTGGCTTGAAGATAAAATCGGCCAAGAGCGAGTAAACCGCCTGATTGCCCTGAAAAACCAAAAACAAAGCAAACCCACCGCCAGCGAAGAAGCCGCCATCGCCGAAAAATACCGCCAACTGAAGGAGCAGCTATGAGCATCGCCCGCCTCACCGACGCCCTGTTCGACCAACTCGACCGCCTCGAAAGGCTCGACCCAGAAGACACCGAACGCATGAATGCCGAAATCGAACGCGCCCGCGCCGTCCACCTCGTCAGCGGCGACATCATCGAAACCGGTCGTCTCACCCTTGCCGCCGCCGAAATGGTCGGGCGCGGCATCAACAGCCCGCTATTGGAGAAACTCGAATGAACGCTGGTCAATTCAAAAAAGGGCAAATCCCTTGGAACAAAGGCACCAAAGGCATCATGCCCAAACCCGTCAACGGCTTTCAAAAAGGCAACAAATGCTGGAAAGAGCGCCCCGTCGGCAGCGAACGCAAAACCCGAGACGGCATCGAAGTCAAAACCGAAAACGGTTGGATACCGCGCGGTCGCCTTGTTCTGGGCACCTTTCCCATCGGATACGTTGTCCTGCACATCGACGGCGACCGCTACAACGACGCCCCCGACAACCTGATAGCCATCCCCCGCGCCGTATCCGTAACCCTAAACCGATGGGGCTACAAACACCAACCCCCGAGCCTGCGCCGCGCCTTTATCGCCCGCGCCATGCTCAACCACAGGATAAAGCAATGCAAATCATCGAAATCTACCGCCGCCTGAACCAATACCCCAAACGCCTGCAAAAACCCATGCGCGCCCAACTCAAAGCCCTGGTACTCAAGCAGCGCAAAACCATTCACGAAACAGGAGAACCCAAATGACCCAACAATTTAAATTCGGCGACCGCGTGCGCATAAAAGATGAACCGTTAACACCGTGGGAAAACGCGGGAATTATCTTTGCCATCTATGGAGATGAGAAGCGTGGATATTATGCAGCAGTTTGCTTTCAAGAATCTGGCGATTTTCAAGATGTTCCACTTGATGAAATAGAACGCGTCCCCCACCCCGACACCGCGAGGCTGGATTGGCTGATAGAAAACCAAGCCTATGTTGTGCACGAACTGCCTGATGAAGATTGCGCCTATTTCTCCGTCTCGCTTAACGCAGGAGGGCAAATAGCCGCAAATAGCACTGCCCGCCAAGCCATCGACAACGCCATGCGCGAAAAGGCAGCCTGAAATGCGCCACGGCAGCCTGTGCAGCGGCATTGAAGCCGCATCCGTGGCGCGGGAAACCTGCCGAGCAATGCCCCGACGCGCCGAGATACAAAGCAATCTGGAACAGTATGGCTGTGCCGGTGATGCGTTGGATAGGGCAACGGATTAAAGATTTTTTTTGAGACCGAAAGAAAACAACATGACACCCGAACTGACACCCGAACAAATCGAGAAAGAACGCGCCGCGTTTGAGGCGTGGATGGCTGAACTGTATCCAACCAACCAGCAAACGGAACGAGTGGGCGACGAATACAGCCGCCTTGGTACACAGTACAAATGGGAAGGCTGGCAAGCCAAAGCCGCGCAATCCGAATGGATAAGCGTGGAGGACAGGCTGCCTGAATTAAACAAAGAAGTATTGGTTGTATGGACGGATGGTGTATTTGGTTTTGCAACACGCATTGAGACAAAATATCACGAAGAAAGGTGGAATTGGGAAACAGCAGCGCTTGTCGAAACAATTACACACTGGCAACCCCTGATCGAACCACCCAAGGCAGCCTGAAAGGACACCCCGTGAAATCCCCAGCCACTCGTTACTGCATCCGCAAGATAGACGGCAACTGGCACGGCTGCACGCTCAACCACTTGCCACCCGACTACAATCACCAACCCAACAGAGCCAACCGCCGTTTGCCTCGCTACACCGAGCTAAAAAAATTCCCCAACCTGCAAGACGCGCAGCAATGGCTGGATGAACAAACAACCGAGGAGCAAGAATGAAACAATCCGAGACCAACGATGAATTATTGACGCCGGAAGACGTTGCCAAGATGCTATGCCTTTCCAAGCGAACTGTTTTAGAGCGTTATGCTATTCGTCCTGATTTCCCCGGTCGTATCGCCATATCCAAACGTAAATTTTGGTGGAAACGAAGTGAAGTGATGATATGGCTGGAACGAAACAAAGAAAAGCGCGCGGCAACATGA